GATGATGACCCTCTGAACTACATGATAAACAATCTGGATTAAGAATCAGATGGACGTAAAAAAGCCCCTTGAACTTCTTAGGTTCTTGGGGCTTTTTCTTTTAGAGTGCGAACACTTCTGCGTAAGTCTTTTCCATAATGTTCTTGTCAAGTCCGAACATCTGTGGGGTGATAACTCGCTTGACTTCTCCTAGTACCCAGAGTTCCATAACTTCACCGATAGCATTATGTCGCCAACCTGTGAAGGCACGCTTCTTAAGTTCTGAGGAAGTTGCGAAGTCATTGTGATCGCTACGCTGATAATGCTCACTCAGTGCATTACGATCAAACTTCTGGTAGGAACTACGATCGTTTGAATTTGCCATGTTAGCTCCTAGCTAGTGGATGATCCCTGAGGACTCTGAAGCCTGCTGCATTTTTATGTCCTCCACCACCATAGTATTTAGCTATTTCAGAAACATCCATGCCATTATCACAACTGCGCAAGCTAAAGATACGATGGGTTGCAGTATCCCAATAGCAAGCAGCAAATTCCGTCCCTTGCTTGTGAGCTGCTGCCATTGCGTGGCCAGCATCGGAAGTAAGAGTGTAAGGCAGACTAGCAACAGGAACAGTAATGCTATCAGCATACTTGTGACCAGCGGATTCGAATGGATCATCTCTAAGAATAATGAATTCCATGGTGCGTTGGCATACATTCAGAAGCTCCTTAATATCTTTATGATGCTTGCGTTCAATAGCAGCACCAGCATTCCACATTCCAAGAAGCTCAGTAGCCGAAGCATTCATGAGCTTGTCCCAATTCTCGAAGGTATATTCATAGGAGAATATGTTCGCCGAGATTTCTCGTGTACCACCTAGCTTAAACTTCCAAAGGTCACGATCTTGCACATGCTCTAGAAGTTTAGGAGGACTCTGATAAGCGGGGTTGCCGGGTTTAAGAGTATAGTCATGAAACTCTACGCCACCCTCATCAGTAATAAAGCTGGCGTTGTGTAGATAGTCCCATGCAAGGATTGCCCCACTACGTTCCAGATCAGTATACATCGTAAGCTTAACATTGTCGATTCCATTGAGATCATCAATGGCTGTCTTGTGATGGTCAATCAAGTAGATCTTCTGTGCTGTCTCCAGCATCTTCTCGACTACATCTCGCTTATAGCTAAAATCAACAAGATAAACAACACGATCTGTAACATCTGGAGGAGGGTCATTATACACTCCCGGATGAAAGTCGAAGTCTACGCCCCAATCTTCTTGTGCTTTGTAGAAGCACCAAGCTGCTGAGAACCCATCAGCGCAATTAGCATGGTAGATTACTAGAGGATTCTTAACTTCTGGAAGATCTTCTAGCCCATCGTTCAAGTAATCTATGTTCTCGTTAATATCGTCGTTCATATCAGCTCCTGTTCAGTTAACCAACTATTATCAAGAAGATGCTCAGGCCATTCCTTCTTGGGCTTATGCATGGGCAAGTACCCACTCTTTCCACCAACGCTAACAGCTTGTATCTTCTCAGAGTGTTTGAGGTTCTGAAGAATATCAACAAGCTCGGACATTTTACCAATGTCTCTACTGATAACCCGGAACAATTCTCCGGGGCTCTGCGGCTTATGGCAGTTAGCTAGGTGGGATAGCAGCTTGCCAGCTACAGAAGAATACTTCGAAGCACCAAACTCTCCCAATGCCCTAGGCATAACTCTCTCAGCCCGTACTAGTAGGCTGTTAGCTCTCTTAATATGGAGTGGAAGAATCTTATCAGACATATCAAATACTGCAAGTAGCATGGATACTTTTAGCAGATGAGTAAATCGTCGTTGTTGGTAGTGGATAAAGCGAGGATCATCTACTGGAATCTCGTTGTCATAAATCTCCTTGCCAATAGCCTTGGCTTCTTTGGTTACAACAATCTCCCCGCTAATGGAATCTTTTACTTCGATCATCCTATTAGCGAGAGTGGCTTGCAGAAGTGGGTCAGGTGCAGTAGGCCATGCGATCTTGTTAGAAGTAGGATCAGCATGGAGAAGGATCACACGAGAAAGGAATCCATTACCCAAAGCTTCTGGAGGAAAGGCCAGTGCAAATCCATCAGGAGTGTTAGCTCCTAGCAAATTAACAGTAGGCTTGTGCACCATCACACTCTTACCCTGAATCTTAGGATGTGTGTATTCTCCTAGGTTGTCCCACAAGTTCGTGAGGAGGGTAATAAAATCCATGTTACCTTGGCCAATGAAGTCTGTAAACTCTCCTGACATGATATAAGATTCTGAAGGATCACCGAAAGCTAGGTCCTCTACATCCTCAAGAGCTGCATTCGTAGGCAGATCAAACTGCTTCATGTCCATAAGGAAACGCTCTTTGGAAGTCTTGTCTGCTGAGAATCTATTGAACCCTGTAGCTTTTAGAAGTCTCCTGCCAATGGCCATAGCAGCACCCTTGCGAGTACCCGGTGAGCCCATCAACATGATGTATTGGTTAGGATAGATTGGCCCGATACCGAAGTCTATCCAGACCTTGCGCCCCATATAAGCACCAAGAATACTAAGACAAACCCATCTATGATAGATAGCCGGGGCCTCAGAATTATCGAGATCGCATAGACGCATGTAAGAACTAATAAAGTCATCACCTATCCTAATTGGGTTCTGCGTCATTTCAGCCCTTTGTATTTCCTAGTTCCATTAGGATTGCTCTCGTCAGCCTCACCCCAATTCTGTCCGTACTTAATGTCAATAGGAATAACTAAAGTACGTCCGTGAATCTTGACGGGATTATACATGCACTCTGCAAGTCTTGCTGCGAACTCGTCTCTTCTGTCGATGCGCCACTGCCCAAAGATACTGTCGTGGATCTGCGCTTTGATTCTAAAGTCTCCTTCAGATGGGATGACAATATCTCTGTAAGCGCGAACAAATCCCTTATTGAGAATCTCGACGGAGAGCTGCTGAGGTTGATGTGCAACTGCCCCTCTAAGCATAGCATGATTTCTATCAATATCACCGAAGAATCTTCTAGTCTGACCGAGTGGTGATACAAGGAAGCCGGTTGTTTTGATTTCATGTTTAATCTCCTGATACCACATACGAACTCGTGGGAAAGGTGCATGATAAAGGTCAAGAAGTTCTTTAGCAAAACCCTTGAGAGTTCTCTGCTTCTTGTTGTTAGCCTTAACAATATCTACAATCTCTAGTCCAAGCTTCTGAGCAGTCTGATACAGAATCCTTGCACCGATATTCTCAATGAAAGTTCCTGCACCCATCATGTAGTTAGTACCATGGACAATCTTCTTAAGAACCTTATTGCGGAAGAAGTCAGAGACTTCCTCGTAAGGCATATTGAAGAACAAGGTTCCTAGCGTACGATAGAAGTCTTTCTCAGCATCTTCCAGCGCTGCGATGAGAGCTTCTTCCTGAGAACAATAGGCAGTGGTCCTTCCTTCTGATTGCTTATTGTCGGCTTCGAAGATTTCAAATCCTTCGTCGGCAATGAGCATAGGCTTAGCATACCCTGGGATATTCTGAACTTGGGTTCCAACCCAAAGGCTGGAAGCTGAGCAAGCCATTCTGCTAGTATCTGTCCCGAACGGATTGAGAGCCCACAGTAGACGACCTTTCCATTGTAGAAAGTCATAGTACGTTCCGATAGCCTTCTGACTACCACGGTATTCCAAGATTTCTTCACAAATCCTTGCGAGCAGTGGGTGCTGTTCTGATACGGCTTTGAGGTTCTTCTCGTCCGTGCCACTCTTAGACTTGCCGATCTTTGGCTTCTTCGCGCCGAATACATCGTAGACATATTTCTCCACCTGCTGCCAGCTACCTGGATTAAAGTTAGGGTCTGCAAACATTGTCTGCAAGCGAGTCATTGCTTTCTGCAAGTTCTTATCAGCTTCTGTACGCAGCTCAATACGCTTCTCTTGATCTATCCTGATGCCCTCGAAGTTAGAATAGAGTGAGGGGTAGACAAGTGGGAACTGCTTCTTGTAGTTGGTGAACGTATAAGCTTGCGACTTGCGAAGCTGCTCGATCAGAATCCTTGCAGTGTACCAAGTATCCTTAGCGTTGTATGCCCAATACTTCTCTTGATCTTTCTTCTTAGCCGCCTGCTCTGCATCATCCTTCCAGAATACGTAATCGTATAGGGTGTAGGATGCTACGAAGTCAAGGCTCTTAGGAAGCTCTGAGTATTCAGAGTGAGCCAAGTACATCGTGTCGAGAGTGTAATGATGTGGTTCGCAATGATAGCGGATCAAATGCGTTGCATCATACATACCATTGTGCATAGCCTTGGCAATACTGAGAGCATTGGCAGAGCGCATAAATTTAATGGCTGCAATATAGTCTCTGTCATCTGGCCAATGATCGCCGTCATAATCAATGAGAGGAAGGACATAAGTCTTGAGCGTACCATCTACGAATACGCCAGTCCAGCCTGCGCAAGTAATAAGCGTAGGTCCACCCTCCAGCTCCGTAGGTCCGGGCAGAGTCTTAGTCTCAATGTCGTGGGAGATAACAATAGCTTGCGAGAGTTCTTCTAGAACAAAAGCCATTGCATAGCGGTCAAGGATCTTCTTGTAGGAAAAGGGCGTAGGTTTCCTATAGATGCTCTTAAGCTTTCTCAAGTCTTGTTCCAGCAACCAATTACCATGTGGCACAGTATGCATGTGAGCCAGCTTGTTGATGATAATAGTTGGGAAGTCAAAGTTAAGCCTTGTACCGCGCCACTTATCTACAGTAGGTGCTTCACCCGGAACAAGATAACGGAGAGTCTGTTCATTGCAGCACACAATAGCAGAGCAACCAGCCAGCTTAGCCTTATGCATAAGCTCGCCAATTGTTAAGTTCATAGAGGAGGATACTGCATCGATGCCAAGACGACGGAACATATAGGCTATGCCGCCAAGATAATCCTTCTCGGATTTTTCGTAGTTCAGAAGAACTCGCATAACTTCCTTAGCTGTTGTAGTAGAGAGGGGCCAGAATAAATGAGACTGCCTTCGACCAGCTTGTGACCAGTAGAAGGCAGTTGCGTTACTCTGCTAGATTAAGCAGCAGGATTAGCGTGCAGTGGGCGAACAGAGATGTTCTCGTATTCTTTACCGCTTGCAGCATCCTTCGTCTTACGCACAGTGATAGCGCAATCGAACTCCATACCTACGAGGCCGTCGAATACATCACGCATCTTCACACCGTCCAAGCTAGGCTCATTCATGATCTTCATGGCCTGCTTCTTGAAGTAGGTCAGACCTTCCTCAGTTGCTTGGAAACGATCTGAGAACAGCGAGCCATTGGGGAATGGTGCTTCATCACATTCCTTCGTTTCCACAATGCTGTAGACGATGATCAGGTTAGCAGTCTTATTGCCGTCCTTATCCTTGCGTTCTTTGATACCGGCTTCGGTGACTTTCAGACGATACAATCCTTTCGATGGCGTAATGTAATCGGGCAGCGTAACTACTGCACCCATATCGGTATCAAGCAATGCGTCGAGGTCGAGGATTTGAGCTTTGTTGTCAGACATGATAGTTCCTAAGATAAGTAAAAGTGAAATGAAAAGTCAGAGAGTTAATGATTAGTTAACTAGATTTAGCCTTAGCTGCTGCCATTCTCTCGGCCAATGAGAGTGGAGCTTTGCTCTCAACAGCCGTCTGTTCTTGTGGAACTTGAGCTGCGTCAGCAGATGGAGCTTTGAGAACTCCACCGGATACTAGAATATCAAACATAGAAGGTTCTTTTGAATTCTCCAATGCTACGTTAATACGAGAACCTGTAAGCAAGTCTCCTCGGTATGTGGAAGAAGAACCAGCTACGTGCTTATTCATCTTCTTGTGGACATAGACTACGGTACCAAAGAACTTAGCAACCTTCTGGCAGAATTGCTTAGAGCCCATAAGGGGACCGATCTTGTCTTTGCCTTCGTCATCTTCGAATGCTACCTCATGAGTAATGACAACGAAGTTAGTATTAGCGCACTGTTGAATAACAGAGCACACATCACCAAGCCATTTATTAACCATACCATACTCGTCGAAAGTCGGCTTAAACATTCCGGGTTTGCCAAGACAAGCCGCGGCAAGAGCAGAATCGCCAAGTTGAGAGCCACTGTCAATGACAACAAGATCATCATGGGTACAACCTCCTAAGTGGAACTTGATAAAGCCGCTGCCTGACTTCTTACATTCTGCGCAATCTACTCGGCCATGCAGTTCGCAAAGGTCAACAGGAGTTTTAGAAGTCAGCGTCTTGAGAATAGTCTCAATGCCAATAGGCTCACTGCGAGTATCTGCTACCTTGATGACGATGATCTTAGCCAGCTCCTCATCTGTGAGTCCAGCATTCAGCAGAGTCTCTACGCCATTCTCTAAGTCAAACCAGAAGATCCGCTTGAGTTCTTTGAGCTTAGCCGCAGTGCCTACCAGCTTTGTTTTGCCAGCTTTAGGGGGACCGTACAAGAGAATAGAATGATTAGGCTGAACTCTAGCTGTAGCCCTCTTAAGTTGAAGTAGGTCCATTGGTAGTCCTTAGTATATGTTCGTTCTGATACTTGAATAGCATCTTCATATCAGCTTCCAGCTTTTCCATTTGGTACTTAACTGGATCGATTAGGCAGTAGGTCTGTGCTACTTGGTGCGACACCATCTTAGATTCCATCGAATGCATTCCTACATTGATGATACTAAAGAGAGTACACACAGCCTTAGCGTAAGCCTCGCCTTCTCTGGCAATCATGCCATCTACTACCTCACTCATAGCTACTTCAAAGTGAGAGTTAGGATCAGGGTTGGAGGGATCATTGTATTTAATGTCGCTCATAGCGGTCTTTCTCAAAAGTAATAGGCTCTTCTGAATCCCCACCACCACAGCCTGCTAACAGCAGAATACTAATTAGGAGCAGGGTCTTCATCATTGAACCTAGGAGAATTCTCAGGCAAAAGACTAACGAGAAGCTCACGAATCTTAGGCTCGGGCTTCCAGTAGTTAGGTCCCTTCATGAATTTACCCTGCTCATTATAGATAGGCTTACCATCTGCACCGAGCTTGCTCTCGTTGGACTCCATAATGATCTTGAGAACTTCCTCGTTAGGGATACCAAAGCGAGCCATCTCAGAAGCACAGTAGACTTGAATGTCTCCGAGAAGATCAGCAAGACCCACGAGAAAGTCCATCTCATCTTCTTTAAATCGAATCAATTCTACAAGTTCTGCATGCTCACTAAGCTCATCAGCAAGGATACTCTTAGGCGCAGCAAAGAAATCAATAAGACGCTTAACAATGTACTCCCGCGGATTAGGGGCATTGTTAGGAAAGTGCTGCATCTGCCAAGTAATCTCAACTTTAGTTGAGGGGTACTGTGCAATCGGAAGGTTATACATGGCGTTCATGCCAAGGATTGCCAACTCAAAATTAAACTTTCGTGCCATTACTATTCCTTTCGTGGCGATAGTCTTGCATGACCTTGCCATTGGTTACGAGATCGATAATCTGCTTTGCAGCAGGCGGAGCGTCAGGCCACAGATTACCTGCACGCTGGAAGATAGTCTGTAGAATGGCATAGTCCTCAGCAGTGTCAGCTACTACAGACTTGCCGACTGTACCGAGGCCATCTTCTACAGTGGTCATTAGTTTAATTGCCACAAGGCGTTGCCTTTCTATGAGTTGATACGAGAGATGTGGTCATCAATAAGTTCTTCGAGGTCAAATACAAAGTCGTACTCGATAATATCTTCCTCTCTGTTTCTAGGAATGTCCATAGCAGACAGCGTGCAAGTACCGAAATGCTTACATGGGCGGTTATACTTTAGGCAAGAGCCACCGCGTCTTGGATAGAAGCCCATCTCTTCGGCAAACTCTAGTCTCTTAATGTCCATGCCTAGCTGGATGAACCAGTTAAGACGGTCGAGCAGAGTCTTAGAAAAGATCAGCGGCTTAATCTCAATCTTGAAATCCTTACCTAGCTGCCCTACGAAATAGCCTACAGCATAGTTGCTTAGCTTCTCTCCGAGAATCCGGTCAAGGACAATGGAGTAGCTCAAGCCCTGCCCAGAATTTTGATAGACTGGAGAAAGATCAAGCAGCTGAAGTGCTGTACTCTTAGCATCTACTACAACCGCAGTGCCATCATGTCTGTTCCTAAGAACAACGTCCATGTAACCTACGTAGTAATAATGGGAATTGATATTAACACGGAAGCTAAGTTCTACAGCAGGTTTGCCATTGAAGTGTAGCACCTCGTAATCGCGTAACATCGTGTCCAAGTATGGGAAGGACTTGTTTAGAAGCGCAGTCAGGTGGGGAATAGACTTCTTATCAGTCTCTATCTCAGGCCAGTATGATAGCCAAGCCCGGTAGAGGGCCTGCTGCTGGTCTTGATAAACTAGATAGTCTGCTACTCCCACACCGAATGCGGTGCCAAGCGAAAGATCAGCACTCTCATCACGCACAGAATCTGTGACCAGAAGCTTCTCCAATTGGAAGAGCCTCTCGCAGCGGTCAAAGACTTCTAAGGTGGAGTGGGAGAGTCTAATCGGTACGAACTTATCAGCCACGAGGATCTACCAATGCACCCGGCAGAGCTTTGCCAGCAGCGCGTTCATCTTGCAGCATCGAGAAGCAAGCAGCATATCCAGCCACATCCATAATGGAATCAAAGTGGTCAGGGGACTTAGCCAGACGGGCCAGCTTGACTTGCATCATGAGCATCGCAACATCTTCTGGAGTGATACGAGCCTGAGCTTGGAGCTTCATAGCAAGAACACCTTGGAACAGCATAGCAATCTGCGTGAAGTTCTGGAGCTTGTCACCGTAGTCTGATTGACGAGCACCTTGGACAAGCTCTTGTGCTTTATGCAGCATGGGAACCTTAGCAGCTACTGGCTCCATAGCTTTGTATTCCATCAAGCCCTTCTCATATACAGAGCTGATAGCTGTAAGAACAGGAGAATAGTCCTCGTAAGGGTTCATCATAACCCAGTTAGCAAACATCGAAATAGTCTGCTCATTAGAGAGCATCTGCTTAGCAGGCTTAGGAGACTTCTTAAAAGGTGCAGTCATGATCTTAGTCTTTCGTTGGAACGGACAGTTGAATGGAGTCGGGAACTTCTACTTCAATGACAATAGCAATGCCACCGTTAAGAAAAACTTCTAGAGCTTTCTTATCAGCAGCAGACTTGTCATCAAATTCTTCATCCCACTGGGGAGAATCAGCAGCTTCCCGATAATGACAGATGTGTTTAATCATGGTGATTCCTTCTTTCTAATTGCTTTTATTTTAGAGTTCGTCGAAGGCTGCTTCGATTTGCTCTTTAGTCAGAGGCACATCCTTAACCTTAACAGCAGTCTTAGTCTTACCAGCTTTGGTCTTGGTAGTAGCTTCGACCTGAGCCACATGAGTCATGCGCCGAAGAGCAGTAACCATCTTGCCAACATCAGCATCTAGCATGAGGTCAGTAGCATTAGGGTTCTTCTTAAGAGCCTGCTTAAGCTCAGACATTGCGTTCTTAAGATCATCATCGAACATCGCTTCGAGATTATGAATCTTAGTCTTAATGTCTACGTAAGCCTGTGCATCCTCTGGGTTCTCAGGAATAAGAGCCGGGTCAATTTCTACTGGACCGAGCTGCTTAGCAGGTGCTTGAGGCACAGCCTGAGCTGCAACAACACCAGACTTCTTAAGAGCCATCTTCTCAGCAAAGGTCAGAACCTTGTCAGGTAGGTTAGTAGCTGCCGGAGTTTCGGGCTCGTAGTCCAAGGCAGATACGGGCGGGGCCAGTACCGGGGATTCGACAACAGGGCTGTCAGGATTGTTGGGCGCATCTTCTGCTTTCGTGGTGGTTTTAGCAGCCTCTTCTGCAAGTGCGGCAGCCTTCTTAGCTGCTAGGATTTCTTTAAGTCCCATGATCTTTCCTATTAGTTAGACTTAACGCAAACATAGGACTGAGCTTTGGTTGTGCCCTGCACTAGCTTCTTACTAGCTTGTCCTGCCTGTTCGCAGAGTTGTTGGTTAGGGAACGGGATGCTTGTAATAGCTACGCTATCTTTATCGGAGAGCATACCCACGTAGATCAGAAGAATGAGTGTGTACATCAGTCAAACCTTTCAGCAGCCTTAGCTACCATCTTATCAAGACAATCACGTTGCTTCTCTGAAAGAGGATAAGCACGATCAAGCCGGCCTTGGATGCTGCGAAGAAAGCCAGTCTCCCATGCACTGAGATAATCAGCTGCATTGAATAGGTCTTTGATCTTCTGTTTATCAGCAGCCATTTGGTCAATAGCGGAAAGTTCAGAGTTTGCCATAATTACTCATCCTCTTTGTATTCATAGTAAACAACAGCGTGCATTCCCTCAGCAGCTAAGATCTTAGACCCAGGTTCCTTATGACCATTCAAGACCCTAGAAAGATGTGTATGATCGTAGCCGCACATATCAGCGTACTCCCGCATAGAGACGCCCATAATTTCAATCTTCTCTCTTATGTGAGTGCGTACCATGTCAGCATCCATGCTGTAAGGAATACCCTTGCGACCGGGCTTCTTAGAACTCATTATCAGGTACCTCCAACTTATGAATCTTCACAGTCTTACGTGGGCCGTAAGTAATGTGGAGCTTAATCATGTTAGGTCCGTGGCCTTCATCGCCTTCCTTAGTAGGATAAGCAGTGTAGCCTAGAACCTCATCACCAACTTCGAGGCCAGCACCTTTGAGCTTAGCAGCATCCCTGCTTTTAAGAGCAGTAAGATTCCTTTTAAGTGGCTTAGCTGAAGGCTCTTCGATGGTAAGGATAAGCTCCTTCTTTTCCATCAGCAGATCGAGGACACGACGATAAGAATATTCATTATCATCTGGGTCGTCATCGACAAAATCAATAGGCATTTCATTAGCCATTTTTATCTCCATTAGCACGAGCAAGGAAAGAAGATGCACGCTCAGAGCGTTCTTGAGAAGTGGCCCAAGCAGCTACTGCCTTAAGCTTCCACTCTGCCATGTGCCGGATATACTCAGCCCGCTTGATAGTAGCATTGGACTGTGCAATATCTTCTGATGCACGAGCAGCCTGAGCTTCTGCGTCATCTTCGATAGTAGGAGACTTGAATAAGGCAAGCCAAGATTTAATAAGTTGCATTTGTAACTCCAGAATATGAAAGTATAACAGTGATCGATTGACTTGTCAACCGGGTGATCGAGATTTTTTTCTAGTAGCTAGGTGCCTGTAAATAGCCTCTTGCTCTTCGATAGTGTAGTAGTTGCAGATCAGTTCTATTCTAGCCATAGCAGAATACAAATGGCTGCTAGTGCCAGCAGTCTCAAAGCCAAGACTTTGTCTTTGTGCATAACAAATCTCTACAATGCAGAGGGTAAGAGGGAGAGAAGAAGCACGACGGCTATGGTCTTGATGGTCTATATCGAATAGCTCCTTGCAAACAATACGAGAAGAATCCCAGGAGATAGTACCTAATGCAATCCAGATACCGGGAGTGAGTGGCTTAGGACCAATGGGATCATCATCAATGTCACGCATTCTCTTTCTCCTTCAAGGACTTCTTGGATGGAAACAACCTCTTGCTGCGAATGATAGCTAATTGCAAGGCAGCTATAGCAGCTTCGACATGGATAATATGCTCATTGATCTTACGCTTTTCTGCACAAGAAACATACTTAGACAGGTCAGACAGAGTATAGATTTCACGCTGAAGAATACCTACGCTATTGTTAGCATTCATCATGGCCCATTGCATTGCTCGTTGCCTCTTAGATTGCGGGGAGTGTAGTGGAGTCTTACCAGCTCTAGCATTAAGCTCACGGGTAATAGCAATCTTCATGCCCTTGTCTGTACCAGATTGCTTGTACAGTTCTCTGAGCTTTTCATTAGGCCAATTTCTGGGATCTTGGAAGTGTCTGTATTTACCTGAACGAAACATTATTTATTCTCCTTGTTTTCCCAGCAGTGAATGGTCTTATCCGGAAGTGTCTGGCAAGAATATTTTTGAGCATGCAGCATCTCCATACCCTCTTTCTTACCATCATCTCGGCCTCCAATGTATCCCATCGAGCCTACTAAAGAACAAATAACAATAAAACCAAAAACATCAAGCATCATGTTCTCCTTAATAAAAAATATCCAGCATTGAGGGGATCATCTTCATGTGCGCATCAGAAGTCATGTTAGGAACTCCTGCTTTCTTCCAGTATTCAGCCTGTGCAATAGTGAGAACGTCCTCTACTGCTGGCTCATTAGGAAGTGTGGTGATAAGAACCCATGCACCTTTGAAAGGAGAGAATACAAGGCTCATGTTTACTTGCTCAGCAATTTTAAGTGCGGTCATGTTAGTAGTTCCCGTTAGTAAGAATAACAGTTGTAGGTTTAGCAGTACGTACTTGAGTAAGCTCTAGCTTATGAGTACCCTGAGGTAAGCCAATAGCCTGTAAATGTTCTACAAGCATTTGCCTAGCTACGTGCACATCATCAGCTACGACAACAGCAGCAGTGCCAACGGGATTATGACCGATGAAGTTATTACAGGTAAAGACTCTCATGATGTTTTCCTTTTTAATGTAAACTTTGGCGCAACCTTAGCTACCTTAGTTTCTAGTATATTCATGTAGATCATAGCGTCGGATACAGGAACTTCTGAATGATAGAATATGAGGGCAGCTTCAGACAGTATCTTGTTACCATTCCTACCTATGAGTAGATAACGTACATACTCACTCTTATTGTCATTCATTGCTTCCTCTTGCATTCTTGTTTACGAGCTTCGATAGCAAGGCGCATAGATACCTTCTTATCGTTCTTAAATCCTGGGGTATAGGTCTGCTGCTTCTGCGGCACAAGGCCAGCATTAGAGATAACAGAAAATGTTTCATGGGGCTTGAGTTTAGAAGTCATTTGCTTTTCCTTTTGTTACGTTTGAAAGAACTACTGCGTACCTTAGGTTTATCAGATTTGTACTGAGCGGTCCTAACTGGATCATAGCCAAACTTAGGACCTTCGATTAAAGATTCTCTACGCAGTGGCATAACCTCGCCTTCTTGAATTCTTACGTTAGCTAGTGCTGCAAGAGCAGCTAATGCAAGCAGTTTAGAAGTCATTACCGGGCTCCGATTGTTGGGGAAAACCTTTGAGGAATGCAACGATGTTAGCTCGTTCGTTAGCAGCATAGTTGCGCATAGCATTGCCAATGTGAATGTCCATCATCCAGAGATTCTCATGGCCACGACAAGCAATGTCAGGGTGATCGTAGATTTTAAGGAGGATAGAATAGAGAGAGTCTGTAGCAGCTAGCTTGTTGACAAGAGCATAGACAGTAGCAATAGACTTGTCCATAGTGCATTGCTGCTCAAGGCCGGGGCTTGTTTCTACCGCATTAACTTGCATCATGTTATTTGATTTTTGAATAAGCTCACGGACGTGAGAAGCCATCCAACTAGAAGTGTTCATAAACTGATTAGCTTCTACTTCTAATGCAGACATGATCTCCCACTCAGACTCACTGAAGTCTGTACGATCAGGCCATTCTTTGTTAGGCTGCTGAAGAAGCTTCTTAATGAGTCGCTCATAGACTTCTACTTGGCGCGGTGTGAGGTAGTCAGACATCTTAGTTCTCCTGTTCTGAGAGGATGATAAATTCCATGAGCATAAGTTGCTCGTCTACGCTGAGTCCATAAAGCATACCTTCTGCTGTGCCATATGCATCACGTTGGTATGCTAATTTCTCCCAATCTTCTTTGTTTACATAATCAAGTGGCTCAGTAAAGACTGCGTTAGGGACTAAGCTAGGCCAGTTCTTCACTACAGTTTTTAGGCTGTAGCCTTGCAGGGTTTTGAGAATCATTCTTTTCTCCTTAAGCCGAAGGCTTAGTGCATGTTACAGAAACAGTATCATTGATACCAGAATTGAAGAAAGCAAGTTTATCCTTCAGGCTGCTACCTTTGATCCTTTGGTTGGAAATAGCCTGATCGATAATGTAGTCCTTGGCAATGATAGTGACCTTAGTTCTGGCCCTTGTCTCTGCTGTGTAGAACAATTCACGGAACAACATGATGGCATGATCTTTGTGAAGCAAGATAAAGACCTTGCGCCACTCAGAGCCCTGTGCTTTGTGAACAGTAAGGCAATAGCCTAGGGTAAAAGAAGCCTCGGAGAAATCTCCTGCTGCTGTAACTTCTTCTTCCATGCCATCACCATAGTCGATAACTACGGAGTGAGAAGCTTGCTGTTTGCGTTCTCCTTTCTCATCCTCTAGGGCTTCTAGAGAAAAGTTAGAATAATCAAGCTCACCGGCCATATCGTCGAAATCAAGATCAGAATCCACCCCAAGTAGCCGAGTGCCGAAACGGCTAAGGTCTTTACCCGGAAGCTGCGGCTCTTTGCCATGATATTGTAGGTTCCTATTGATGCTTTTAATAACGCCATCCCTTTTGTTGAACATGACCTTATCACCCTCTGCAAGGTAAAGCTTATTGAAGCCTGCGATAATCTCATGAACAATAGCACCACGCCTCTCTCCTACGAACTGTGCAATCCACTTATTCATAGCATTAGTTCCAAGGTGAAGATCAGACTTCTCCCCACGTCCCCCCTGTTTATTGAATGGGGACAGAATCATGTCATTCTCTACATCATACTCTGGCAGACCATCATCTCCAATGGTAGAAGAGAGGACTTTGAGCATGTTAGTAACTACGCTGCACATCTTACCTTGACCAAGCTGCGTAGGATTCTTACCGCGCACAATGTGGAAGTCCTTATCTTCTAAGAGCTTGCGGCCATTAAGAATGTTATGAGCATTCTCAAGCACAATACCTTGGTTCCTGTAAACTTCTGTGAGTTCTACGATAGGCAGCTGAGTCAGTGCATAGTTCAGGATAGAAGGACCGAACACTGGTGGAAGCTGGTTGATGTCACCTACGAAGATGATCTGCACATCATAAGGCAATGCATCGTAGAGCTTGTCCCACAGATCAAGTCCAAGCATAGAAGCTTCTTCGATCACAAGGTGGGTAATGGTCAGAGGATTCTCAGCATTGCGCGTAGGAGCAAAGCGGAACTTCTCTTTCATTTCCATAGAATCCCAGTAGGTTTCTGGCCGATACTCTAGTAGAGCATGAATGGTCATGATGTTGAACTTCAGCTTCTCAGCAAGGATCGGGTCCTTATGAATAGCCTTGCGCATATTGCTAGCAGCCCTACGGGTATAGGCTACGAAGGCAATAGAAGGTGCTTCCTTCATACTAGAAAAGCCAGTGGCAATATCCGTATATTTATACGAACTGAGTTCAAGGCGGCCATCTTCTAGCAAAGCACCAGCTACTGCACGCTGCGCTGTAGTCTTACCTGTCCCTGCTGGTCCAATAAGACAGAAGCTCTTGCCTTGGAATGCAAAGTCCTTAGCTACAAGCTGCTTCTCATTAAGGACAATGTTTAGAGAGAAGGATTCTTGGATGCCTTTAGACAGTTCTGTGCGCTCAGGCTCAGGTTCTGGGGCCATTTCCTCTGCTGCGAGAGCTTCTGCTTCTTTACGAAGGCGGAGCTTTTCGAGAAAGCTTTTAGGGCCAGTGCTTGCAGCTTCTACATGCCGAGCGATTTTATCCGCTGCACGATCTTCTAGCTCCTGTTCGATAGAGGATTCAAAAGCTGCAAGCTGCTGTGCTTCTGTCAGGCCAGCCAGTTCTTCCTTATGGAAAGAATTAGCCGAACGCTTAGAAGCAAGGAGCTTAGCGACAATAGAATTGCGCTGTTCGTTATGCTCAACGATGCGAGCGGAAAGAGTTTCGAGAGACATTATTATTCCTTGTTTTCTAACATTGCTTTACGCCAGCCCCTGAGATAAGCTGACCGCTTGTAGCCATCCTGCATATAACGAGCAGGACAAGAAGATACTGGAGGAGAGTAGCCCCAGATTATCCACTGTTCTATCCAAGCATCGTATCCTTTTTGCTCATACTCTTCTTTGAAGGGCTCTACTTTAGAAGTTGTCATTTCTTATCTCCTTAAGCACACTGAAAGCAGCTACGAGACAAAACAAGAAACCTGAGAGCATCCATTTGCTCATCAGTAGCAGAGCCTATGTCAAACCAGACATTCTTACCATCACCATCTGATACCCAGAACTTATCTGCTATGTAGAAGGAGACAGTTTCTGAATCAGGGCAGTAGCTTCTAACTACTTTGGTGCCTGCTGGAAGATCATTAAGAGAGAAGTGGCATTGCATACCCATGATATTACTCCGAATAAAAACGAACAAAGTAGATATCAGAATAGGTCTTGCCCATCTGACGCGCAGTGGATTCTGCTACTATTTTGGTTGGATAGAACATTTTACTACCTCTTACCTTCCACAGTACAACTTCTACTGTGTCAGTAAAGCCAGTAGCATCTACCTTGCAGGGGATTTGAACTTCATTAGGTGTGAACATTATTTTTCCTTAAAAGTCGTCTGGTGCGATACCGCAAGCCAGTGCTGTTTTAGTCTGATAGCCTGATTCATAGCCAATAGCCTCTGGCGGGCAGAGAAGCTTAAGACAGGTCATAAAGCTAACATCATGTCCTATCTTCTTATTGCGAATCCAGTCCATGGCATGTGCCATTTCGTGGCAAATATACCAGACCCTGTAATTCTGCTTGGTCTGGGCACAGAGGGTATCTCGGAGATTATCTGCCATAGCTACTGGATTCCAAAGCCATGCAGGTATTGTAATTACCTTTTCAGAAGGCCGGCATACGCCACGGCGCTGATCTACTACGTAATACTTCCAGCCATTGGCAATAGAAGTTTTGTAGAAGTTAAGCGCCATTTCACTGCCAGAAGCTTCTAAGAGTTCAAGGAAGAGATAAGGCATTGAAACAGATTTTGCAGGAATCATGATATTAGCTCCGTACTTTACGAATAACAACAAACTTAGAACCATCGTGCCAGAATTGAAATGAGCACATAACTTCTGTTGGTTCTGAGATATTAACAAAGCTGTCAGCATCTCTCATATCCAAGCGCACTTCAAAGAAGCCATTGCCCTGCTGATACATGTTGAGAGTCAGCTTATTGGGATTGATGGTAACACGCTTCAAGTAAGAAGCTGCAATATGTGGCAGCAGTTTACCATTATCTACTGTGCGGAAGGATACGCGCTCTTTGCAGTTGTTAGAGGCCATTGGGAGGATATTAGAAAGGAGCATCATCATTCTCCACTTTAGAAGTTTGTACATTAGAAGAGGAAGAGGCCGCAGCTTGCTGCGCTTTCAGAAGCATGATGCGCTCTTTGAAGCTAAGAACAGGACCAGTAGGAGCAGCAGAAACAGCAGCAACTAGAGTAGCAGTAGGAGCAGCGAACTCATTATCTTCTGCTTTAGAATCACCGACATATTGGCCGGGTGAAAGAGCAGAGAATGTCTCAGTTGCAGGCTTAGAGAACTCAGACTCTTCAGAATCCAGCAGCTTGGCGCGGAAGAACACAATCTTAGCAGCCAGTTCTTTAGCAGCCTTAGAATCAATCTGATTCAGCTTCTCGCAGATCAGAGCAATATTAGAATTGTCTGCAAGCATCAGATTCTGGTCAGAGATCAGAGTAAGCAAGAAGCCTTTAAGCTTGGGGCTGATGGTAGAATCAGAAGACATGCCGATAATGATGTCTTTAGACTCTCGCTTCCATTGCCTAAAATCTTTCTGCAAAGCCAATGCTGTGCGCTTAGTTGCAGCATTAGTTACAGGCTTATGAGCATAGGAGCGATTCTCTTTAATGCTTCTAGTGGCAGCATCCTCATAAGACTCTTCATCAGGCTTGTAAACAGCATCGAGAGATACTTTAAGCCACTCTTGCATTCTATGCTGGATGCCACCTTGGATAATTTCCTCGGAGAGAATGAGAGAGAGCCGTGGAATCCAGTTGCAGTTATTAGAATTGATAAACTCTTCGATAAAGAGAATGGAATCAATTAGAATATCTTTGGCCACTGTTCGCAGAATAGCGTTCTTTTGTGCGCCACTGTCGGAAGGCTGATAACGGAAAAGAGAATAATCGTCAGCCAGCGTTATAAGGACAGCAGCAGCAGTTTGAATGTCCAGCTTGCGAAGATAATCTTTGCCTTCTTGAGCCAATCCGCGAGCATTCCTTAGATCAGCTAGTGGAGAAGAGTAGGAGAACACGCGGCCCGGAATAGAAGGAAAGGTGATAGCAACTACAGCACCAGTATAATCACAGACTGCGGCTACATGCTCATTGCTATTAGCAAGATTAATTCTTTTGGAGAAGCGTTGACGCTGTGCATTATACTGAACGAGGGAAGCTGTGCGCTCGGAGATTCTGGCGTTTATCTCAGCCAATTTGTTATTAGCAGGAACAGACTCTTTAGAAGAGCTAGATTCTGGGTTGATAGAATCATGGGGGGCTGCTTTATCGCTTCGCGTATCCGAGAAGAACGCTGTAAACGCATTATGTTTGAAAGTATCTGACATTCTATAAGCTCCGAGGTTAGAATGATATGCTAGGCAATAGGGATTCCTATATGCTCTGACATATTAGCACAGATTCGAGGATTGTGGTGATTGTATTATTCAATCGAGGTCACGGAGTCAATAGATTTTGTCAATCACCCGGTCCCGTCGGTCATGCCGGTTACAGTTATCTACATATCCCACCCCCCACAGTAGAACCCACATTCCTATTATGACCAACTAACCTATTCAGTAGCTTCTGTAAGTAGCATCTCAGGCTCTGAGCTTGCGAAGAGTAGAAGGATAAGCAATAGGTCTTTTATGTGTGTAGTTTAAATTTTTCTCTTTGTTTTCTACTTAAATAATTTCTATACCCTTATTTATTCCTTTCCAGACTCCAGCTTATGGCTAACAGCTTAGAAGCCCGATCTGTATTTAGTCGGTGATGATGGATGGCCAGCGCAAACTGTGGGGGGTCTATTAGGTGGATAAGTGAGACTGGCATGATCGAAAAGACCAATTGACAATCGAGAGGGGGTGATCGAGTGAGAGCTTTCTAGAATCTACCGCTTATCGCAGAATCTACCGTTCGTCGGCTTCTAAGAAGTTTCTAGAAAAACCCGTTGACAGTCTCAAAAACAGGTGTAGAATCACTCACATGGCAACGACGAGAGTCGGCCCATAAACAACCCGCTCATAAGAGCAAACAGGCTAGACTGTTTCTTCTAGTGTTAAGAGCTTATTAGGAAATATCATGGAAAACATTATCATTGCAGTGTCAAAAAAAGTTGGTGGCAAATATGAGAAACAAGGTGAAGTGCCTATTGTGGTGCCAGTCTTGACGGATATTGCAGCAGTCGTTGCAGGTGCTAAAGTGACAGGCACAGAAGACGGTCTGCCCACTTACGAGAGCGATATTGCTAACTGGGTGCAAAGCGCTATGCTGGCGTATGTGAAAGCCAATGCTCGTAACAAACTGAAGCCCGGTACTGCTGAAGTTAAAGATGGCCTCAAGATTCCTACTAATTGGGAGGAATTGTGCGCTGAGGGTGAGCGTGGCGGTAACGGTGCTGCGCTGCAATTGGCCCGCGAAGTCAAAGAAGCTTTCGCCACGTGGGCTAATACCCTTGGTAAGTCTGCTGCTACCGTTAAGGTTATGGTGAGCTACTTTAGCAACAAGACGGCTCTTGAGCTTGCTACTCCCGATCACAAGGGTAAGCTGAAAGCCTATGTTGAGCAGTTCGCTACCTCGTTGGATGAGGAAACGCTAGAGCGTTATCAGCGTCCTATCGAGAGCATCCTTGAAGTCTGCGATTCTGCTACTGCTGACTTCTAAGCCACTCGCTTAGTTCTCCTTACTAACCCGCCACGCTGAGAAGCTGGCGGGTTTTTTATTGTCTGATGCCAGGTAAGCTGAGAGGATGCCAGGTAAGCCGGACTAAGTGCGTGACCGTTCGTCGGATGCTAGGTTGACAGCTTCTAAACTTCTATGAGATACTGCAAGCCTCACTAACTTATTTAGAGGTTTATTATGTCCAAGCGCAAAGTTTCCAAGCCAATCACAATGGCAGATTTGATCCGCGATGATATTCGTGCATTTGGTATTAAGGACGCTGCAATTATTGCATTTGAAGAGCGCGGTATTGCAATTGGCTTATTCTATTTTGTTGCATTTGGTAAGCGTCGCCCTATCTAATCAATCAGGAGAATCTAATTATGTCCAAGCTTTATTATTCCGTTATTGCAATTGATAATATCAATCCGGGTTATTCAATTCAATTCGGAGATTATGAGCAATCAATTGCAATGTTTGAAGCCGTTGAAATGGATCAATCAGGAGAATGGGTTAAGGTTAAGGTAATTAAAACGGCGGATAATCAAAAGGCAATTGAATTAGAATGCGCTCGAATTAATGAGCTTGCATTCAAGAATGCCATTAAGAAAACCCTCAATTGATTGGAGAATAGAATATGCCACGCGGTATCTATCAAAGGAAAATGATTCCTCGCACAGTGCGAGATAATCTAATGAGGCGTGAGTTAACTATGCTTAATCAATTGGAATCATTTCTAATTGATGTTGATAATGCAGTTGATGATGGCCAATTGCCTGCAATAGATAAGAAGATGATGTTGATTAGAATAAAGCAATTGATTGAAGAATAAGCAGCCGCCTGGTTTCTCATTAGCTCGAAGGAATTAGTCTACCCCGCCCGGTAGGCTTTTTTTTGGTCCTGCCGCGCGCGCGTGTATCAATACTCTCTCCCGCATTTTTCTAAACTTTTCTGTAAACATACATTATAATATCCCTCCAACCAGATCAGCTTGTCATCCAGTTTCTCCCTAGAAGGATGCTATACTCTGCGTAGCAGAAAGGGCCAAGGTCTGTGATAGAATGTTCGAAAGGGCCACCTATGAATATCCTTATAGCATGTGAATTCTCCGGAAGAGTACGTGATGCTTTTAGAAGAAGAGGCCATAATGCCTTCTCCTGTGACTTACGAAAGTCTGAGCTCCCTTCTCCTTTCCATTATCAATGTGATGTGCGAGAACTTCTTAAGCCAGGTTGCTGGGATCTTCTCATCGGCTTTCCCTACTGCACATTCAATGCATTAGCTGGTATCCGCTGGTTCTACCACCCAGAAGATTCGGCTCTTCCTAAAGAACAGAGAAGAAGGCATCCAGATTATCCTGATAGAATGAAAGAATTCGAGGAAGGTATAGAGTTCTTCAAGCTTCTCTGGGATGCACCTGTTCCTAGAATCTGCCTTGAAAACTCTAAGCCTCATGGTCTTGCAATGGATCTGCTGGGAAAGCCTAATCAGCTTCTTCAGCCCTGGATGTTTGGTGAACCTTATTCTAAGACTGCTGCTCTCTGGCTCAAGAATCTTCCTAATCTCAAGACAACACATACAAGAAGAGATTACGATGAGATATTCCACGAAGCTCATGAGGTCAGTCCTTATGCTGGAAGAGAGAAAGAGCGCAGTAGAACCCGTATTTGCATAGCAGAAGCTATGGCCTCTCAATGGAATCTCTTAGGAGAAAAGAATGAAAGAACGAATCAAAGCTTACCTAGCTGATGGGCTCAAAGCCGCTGATGTAGCTACTATTCTTGGCTGCTCCCCAGGCTATATCAGCCAGCTGATGAAAGATGAGAACTTCAAAGCTGAGGTTGAGCAGGCTCTTATCACCAATCAGAAGCCAGCTGATGAGGTGCTTGAGTCCCGCTATCAGTCTCTTGAGCATAATATCGTCAAGCGGATGAATGAGGAGCTAGCTGGAGCTGAGATCGGTGACCTTACTAAGGCCCTCGACTCAGTTACTCGGGCTAATGATGCACGTTATAAGCGTAAGCACCCAGCAGCTGCTGTTCCAGCAGGAGGTCTTACGCAAATTGCTCATATCTACCTGCCTCAGCATATCCTCCCTGCTCCTGTAATGACTCTCAACGAGAAGTCTGAGGTGGTAGCTATAGATAATAAGCCACTGGCTCCTATGTCTGCTGGTGGAGTTAAGAATCTCTTCGCTCAAATGACTCTCAGAAATAGCCAGAATGAATTTGACGAGGCCTCTAATGTCGCAAGAACCAATTCTTTGGAAACCTCAGCCAATGAAAGTACCAGCCAAGTCTCCGCTTACGGAAAATAAGCAAGTTGCGCTTCTTAAGGCCAGCTCTAAACTAGCAGCTCTCTTCAAACCCACAGTGAAAGCTAAGAATGAGTGAGCTTGTTGCTATTGAAGGCTCCACAGAAGCAGTACAAGCAGAAGTAAGCGCACTTGCCGTAGATCTTTCAGAGGCCTATGAGCGTGGGAAAGTAGATATTAACTTCTTTGCAGCCATGATGCTGCCTACTGTCGTTATTTCTGCTCTTCCTGCCTTCTATGTAGCCATCTTTAAGATGCTTGTAAACAGGACCCCGGCCCAAATGCAGCGTATTCTGCGTTTTGCGCTGGGGCTTCCGCGTGGTCATGCTAAAACTACCTTCATCAAGATCCTAATTGCTTGGCTTATTGCCTATGATAAGATCACATTTGCTGTGGTCATCTGCGCTAATGGCCCTCTTGCAGAAGAGCTTGTATCTGACGTCTCCGAGATGTTAGGATCTGATAATGCTGAAGCAATTTATGGCCGTTGGACAGATCAGCTTTCTACAGATAACAAAGAACTCAAGAAAGCCCTCTACCATGGTCGCAATATTATCCTTGCCGCCAAAGGAGCCGACTCAGCTATTCGTGGTATCAACGTCAAGCACAATAGGCCAGACCTTATCTTCTGTGATGATGCACAAACTAAGGAATGTGATGACTCTCCTACTGAGTCTGCTAAGTTTCGTAAGCGTCTAGTAGCTACGTTCAAGATTATTGCCCCTCGTGGTGATCGTCTTATCATCTACGTAGGCAACATGTACTCCGAGAACTGCATGTTGTTTCAGCTTAAGAATAACAGCAAGTGGATCTCCTTTATCACTGGCGCTATTCTTGAGAACGGTGAGCCACTGTGGCCAGAACTGCATTCTCTGGAAGAGCTTCTTGACTCCTACATGCACGATATGGAGTTGGGAGAAGCTGATGTTTGGTTTGCGGAGGTTATGAATGATCCCATTTCTCGTAGTCGTTCGCTAATAGATGGAAGCATTCCAGATTCTCCGTACCTGTTCGAAGAAGAGATCCCAGATGGAGTATTCTTAACCATTGATCCTGCGGGTTTCCGGGATTCTTCTGATGATAACGTCATTGTAGTCCACTATGTCTATGATGGCAAAGGCACTATTCGAGAGATCAATGCTGGAGTCAAAGACCCTGAGGAACTTATTCTAGAGGCTCTGCGTCTTGCCCTCAAGCATGGTGCTTCTCTTATTGGCATTGAAGATGCTGCCTATCAACAGACTCTTCTCTTCTGGGTTAACAAGTATCTTAAACTGTGGGGCTTAACTGGTATCTCCGTAGTACCTCTTAAGCATAAGAACAGAAGTAAAGAACAGCGTATCCGTCTATTTGTTGCAGAGGTGACTGCTTCCAATTACTACATTCACAGTGAGGCCCGAGCAGTATGGCTTTGGCAGGCTATGAAGTATAAAATAGGCAAGGACAAAAATAAAGATGACATCTTAGATGCAACAGCATACGGCTTAGATGTACGTGCTGAGTATTGGCATCTGGTCACTAACTTGCGAAAAGCAAACCTCCTTCTTGTCTCTCCCGGTGTTGTCTTAGATAACACTCCATTCTAGGAAAATCATGGCTACAATAAAGACTGACTCCATCAAGATCAAGAAGGAAGCTCAGAATTCCCTCCTGAATTTCGTGCGCCGTGTAACTGAATATCATGTTCAGAACAGCACAGAACTCCACGAGAAGATGGATATTATTGATCGAGCCTACGCTCGCTACACTGGAGATGCAGAAGCTGTCATGACTGACGGTGGCGTCGACGTGCGAGCTGCTGATATGTCTTGTGATATCTTCAACACTGGAGATAAGATCACTCCTCCTGTTGTTGTATCTCAGGTAGACTCTTATGTTGCGTACCTTGCTGACGTCTTTTGCACTGGTAGCCCTCTGTTTCCTGTTGTCTCATCTCCTAGTACTCGTGTATGGGCCGAGCAACTAGAGACTCTTCTGGACGATCATGCTTCTCTTGGTGGCTATGCTCGTCAGCTGCTGATGTTCCTGCGCGATGCTGTCAAATATAACTACTCTGGACTGGAAGTAGATTGGGATGCTATCTCCCAATACTCCACCCTTAGTGACTATCTCAGCGGAACTGGCCGAGCTCTTGAGAATAAAGACAAGTTCTTTAACCGTCTGAAGCGGATCAATCCTCGTAACATCATCCGTGACGCTTCTGTCCTCCCCGGTGACGTGGCAGAGCATGGTGATTATGTAGGCTACATCGAGCGCATCTCCATGACCCAGATGAAGAAGTATCTGATCAAGATGGATAAGCAAGGTCGTGCATTTAATATCACCGAAGCCATGAATTCTGGCTATCTGGGTGGTACTTATAACGGCACTAATGTCTATACTGAGAACCCACAGATCAGCGAATACGTTAGCAAAGACGGTTATACCAACAAGCGTGGCGTAGATTGGGATGCATATGCTGCTGGTGGCACCGGTGCACTTAAGAAACGTAGCCCTTCCTATGGCAACCAGTACGAGAAGGTGGTGCTGTATGCTCGCATTATCCCTGCTGATCATGGCATTGTTAGCCCTCAACCTAATACTCCTCAAATCTGGCGTATTGTCGTTGTGAATAATCAGCACGTTGTTGCCGCTCATAGGATCATCAGTGCTTATGATTATCTGCCTATGCTTATTGGGCAGCCTATGGAAGATGGCTTTGGTGATCAGACTCAGTCTGTAGCTGAAGGAGAGATTCCATTCCAAGATGGTGCAGCTAAGCTCTTCAACATCCGATTTGCGGCTGCTCGGCGTAGTGTCTCTGATCGTGCTCTGTATAACAGCAACGTTATTAAAGGCAAGGATGTTAATTCTCGAGCTGCTGCTCCTAAGATTCCAGTCAACATTAACCCCCTGACTCCTGGAATGACTCTGGATTCTGTTTATAAGCAGATTCCTTTTGACATGCGAGGTACTGAGTCTACGATTCAAGATGCTCAGACTATGATTGGCTTCTCTAAGGAGCTGCACGGTCTTAATAATGCCAAGATGGGCCAGTTCCAGAAGGGTAATAAGAGCGTCACGGAGTGGAATGATACGATGGGTGGAGCTGATAACCGCTTGCGCTTGCCTGCGCTTGTGCTAGAGTATCAGGTCTTTGCTCCTATGAAGTCCATGATGACTCTTAACATCTTCCAGAATGGGGAGAATGTGGACCTCGTATCTCAGAAGACTGGTGAGGTTGTTAAGATCAACATTGATGAGCTTCGTAAGCACGCTCTTAGCTTCAAGATCGCAGACGGATACTCGCCTAAGTCTAAGCTTGCCTCTACCGATATGATCGGAACTGGTATGCAGATGATTGGGCAGTCTCAGGTTCTACAGGCAGAGTTTGGTAAAATGCTTCCCGGAATGTTTATCCATCTTATGTCTCTTGGCGGTGTCAAAGGACTTGAGGAGTATGATCCTTCTAAGGCTCCACCAGCTGCTGCTCCTCCTGGCTTGCAAGATGCTTCTCTTCAAGCCCTTACAGGAGCCGTAGGCCAGCAACCTGTTCTTCCAACTGAACCAACTAATGCACCACTGCCATGAACATCTTTCCTGAGCAAACACTAAGTGAGACTGAAGAGACTATCATTGCGGAGAAACTCTCTGATCCTGCAGTGCAAAAGTATCTTCATCTCCTAGCCTACAATGTGGGCAAAGGTATCCTACTCTCGGCTCCTGGAGCTGGGCAGACGGATGAACAGTATCTACGCAGTCTGGCTAACGCGCAGGGGCAGTTGAGTACTATTGATACTCTTCTGAGCTTTGAATCAGCTAAACAAAACGGCTAACGCCAAACTCATCTTTAATTTAGGAGCTTTAACATGTCCGGATTCTTCGAAGCAGCAGGTCTTACTAAGCCAGCCCAACAGCCTGTTCAAAACAATCAGCAGCCTCAGAACAACCAACAGCCGGGTGGCGGCCAAGGTCCTAATACTCCAGCGCCGCAATCGCAGCAGGGTATGCAACCTAATGGTAATCCTACTCCGAACAGCAATGTCAACGGCTCCAATCAAGCTGTAGATCCGATGGCTGCTTATGCTACAATGTTCACTAATGATCCAAATAAGCAGGGAGAAGTAGCTCCTAGCTTCTCTATTGATGGTAAGGTACTAGATACTGTTACTGGTCAATTGGATTTTACCAAGAACGTGTCACCTGATCTCATGCAAAAGGCTATGGGCGGTGACATGAAGTCTTTTATGGATATCATGAATCACGTAGGCCGCGAAGCTTATCGTAATTCACTTCAGCATAGCAGCGCAATGACAGATAAGTTTGTCGGTATGCGCGAAGAATTCAACGGTAAACGACTCCCTAGTCTTGTTCGTGAAGAACTTACTATGGGCGAGATTACTGGTGGTGCCGGGGCTAAGAGCCCTATTGTTCGTCAACAACTGGTGGAGATTGCTAAGAAGTATCAAGCAGCTAATCCCGATGCGTCACCTCAACAGGTGGCAGTAGCGGCTAAGCAATATGTTGCTGATCTTTATGGCGCACTCAACCCCGAAGCAAATCAACCGCAACAGAATACTCAGAACCAGTCAGTCGATTGGGACAAGTACTTTGATGCAAACTAAGTTCATTCTTTATAGGATTTAAATATCATGTCCGTGTTTCAAAAAGGTGTCTTTAACACCAATACTGGCAACCCCGCAGAACTTAATGCCCGCTCGTTTGCGGACAAGATCCTGCGTAGTTTCCCTAACGGCTCTGCGCCTATCTTCGGTCTGACTTCTATGTCAGGTCGCAGCCGGGCTAAGGCTTCTACTCATGGCTACTTCAGCAAGACGATGCTCTTCGTTACGCTGGTGTCGGCTGCTGCCCTTGTAGGCGCTACTACCCTTGTGGTTGCTTCTACTGTCGGCGTCACTGCTGGCATGGTTCTGCATAATCCACGTACCTTGGAGAACGTGCGTGTTACGGCTGTTGTGAACGGTACCGATCTTACGATCACCCGTGCATTCGGTCGTGTTGCAGCAGCTGCTATTAACTTGAATGATCCTTGGATTCAGGTTGGTACTGCGTTTGAAGAGGGTTCTACTCGTCCTACGGCCCGCCGTATGTCCACGGTGTATGTCCCTAACTACACGCAGATCTTCCGCAATGCTTGGGCTCTGACTGATACTGCTCGTGCTTCTGTTGCTGAGATGGGTTATAGCAACATCGCTGAAAGCCGTCAGGATTGCATGAGCTTCCATTCTGTGGACATTGAGTCGGCTCTGATCTGGGGCCAGGCTAAGATGGACACGACTGGAGCTACTCCAATCCACTCGACCCAAGGTATCTTGGATGCTATTGAGCAGTACGCACCTGAGAACAGCAACAACGCTGGTTCTACGACTTCGTATTCTCAGCTGGTTACGCTGGTGGAGCCTGCCTTCACTTCGTCTGCTAACGTCGGCAATCCTAAGGGACGAGTGCTGGTAGGTGATAATACTGCAATCAAGGTCATCACTGACATTGGTCGTAAGTCTGGCCAAGTGCAGATTATGCAGAACGAAACCCAGTTCGGTATGAAGTACACCAGCTTCTCTATGTACCAAGGTACTCTGGATCTGGTGATTCATCCTCTGCTGAATGGTCTGGATCGTTCGGGTATGGCTGTCATTCTGGACATGCCTGCTATCAAGCTGGCTTACATGGATGGCCGCGATACGAAGCCTGAAGATTACAACACCGGTGGTAAGATTGTTGAGAGCGGTACTGATTCTGTTGGCGGCTCGCTGACGACTGAATTGGCTGTCGAGCTTATCAACCCCTACGCCTGTGCAGTGATCTATGGCTTGACCGCAGGTGTTGCTGACGCCTAATAGGTTCATGGTGAGTTAGCCGTTTTGGCACCCTTCTACTCTATCCAGTTGGCTCCTCTGGGAACAATTAGAGTAGAAGGGCTTTTGATTAAAGGATGTATCATGTCTCTCCAAGATATGCTGGCCCAGAAGGCCCGCGAAAAAGCAGCACAAGATGCTGTGAAACCTCAGATTCTCACTGGTGCAGAAGGTTCTGTTTCCCAGTCTACCGCCAGTCCTACTCCTGAGCCAGAGATTACTCAGAATATGCTTGATGCATACAAAGAGTACCCAGCTGGCTCCTACTTGATGCAGCGTCAGAAGTATCTCATTCTCAACTCTGGTGCTAAAGTCCACCCAGACAAGCTTGGTGTGCTGGTCCCTGAGACTGAAGAAGAAAAGAAGCTGCTTGCGTATCTGCTTAAGCAAGATCGCGGTCTGGTAGCTCTTATCCCTAGCGAGGAATAAGCCATGAACTTTACGGAGATTGTCACACAGATCATTAGCATGACTAAGAGGCCAGATAAGATTCTTGACATTCGCCGTGAAGTCAATGCTGCTGTTCTCTACTATTCAACACTATCAGATTTTCGTCGTGATCTGGTAGAAGTCTCATTGCCTATTGCACCAGCTGGCTTTGAGCTTATCATCACTATTGATGATCTTACCCGCTTCCGCAAGGTCTCCTACCTCAAGTATGGCGGCCTTAAGAAGTATGTAGATGAAGTTACTAGCCTGAAGCTTACTAAGGACTGCGAGCTCTTAGATAAGTGGTATATCTCAGGTGACTCTATTAACGTGAGGCTTCGAGCTAGTGCTTCTGCTCTTGACTTTGGCTATTACAAGTATCCCCCTATCCTCACGGATGCAGCTCCTACATTTTGGATGCTCAATGGTAACTGGTCTGCTGTATTGCAACGTGCAGCATCTGTAATCTTTAACGATATTGGCGACGCTCAGTCCTCGCAGAAGGCTTTTGCCCTGGCTACTGATGCAGCTATGATCTTTAACAATGACTACACCCGAAGTAATCAGCATGACGGATAAAGAAATTGACAGCAAATTCGATGAGCTTAAGGATCAACTAACAGAGATAACGGATAAGCTTTCCACCAGAGAGCAGGCAGACAAGGAGCTTCTTGAGATGTATACAAACATCAAGGGCTTCTTAAAGGTAATGAGCTGGGTGGAATATTGCTCAGTGTGGATTGCTAAGATGAGCGTTGCCGCTGGTATCCTCTGGCTCATCTTCCGTGAATCTGTTAAAGAAGCTATTAAACGATCTGGAGAATAATCATGTCATGGGCTGATCCTAATTATGCTAAAAGCCTAACTCGTGCACTGGAGCCTTCGGAGATCATTGATATTGTCGGTGATAGCTTCCTAGTTCCAGTGTACGAACCAATTATGATTGCCGGAGCTTTAGTCACTACTGTCTCCGGTGATCTTCTCACAGCGTATGCGTACTCTGTGCCTCTCGATACTGTTTAAGAAAGTCTAGTATGCTCCACAAAGACGTAGGCTTAGGTGATGTTCACCGAATCCAGAACTGGGAAGTAGCAGATACTACCGCACTTAATGCCCTCATTGTCACTGCTGATGATGAGGGCAAATTTGCTCGTAAGCTTGATAATAATGCTTTCTATTATCTAGTAGATCATACAGGGCCTACGTGGCAGTTGGCTATTGGTGGCGTGTCTTCTGTAGTTGCAGGCGCTAACATCACTGTAGATAACACTGATCCCTTTAATCCTGTTATTGCTTCTACAGGTGGCGGCGGAGGTGGGGGTGGTAGAACTATTCTGGCTGCTGATACTACGTACTATGTGCGTACAGACGGTAATGATGCTAATACAGGTCTTACGGACTCAGCTGGTGGTGCGTTTCTTACAATCCAGAAAGCAGTAGACGTAGTAGCTTATACGCTAGACACTGCCGGCTATCAGGTTACTATCCAAATCAAAGATGGCAGCTACGCAGCAGGGGCTATTCTTAAGCCATTTGTAGGATCTTTGATTCCTATCATTCAGGGTAATGCAGTAACTCCGGCTAACGTGCATGTTAATATCGTAGCTGCTAGTACCTCAGCGTTCATCTGCGGAAGACTGCAAGGTGGTGCTCCTTTTAACATTCCTGGAGATAAGCCAGCTCAGTGGATTCTTAAAAACTTCAAGATTACCTGCACTCAAATCTCATTGTGGCTTAACGGTGTAGGTAATGTAATCTATCATTCTGGGCTAGATTTCGGAGTAGCAACTCTTGCGCATATAAACTGTGCCTCTGGTGCAATAATTTACGCAATGGGTAATTATAACATTTCAGGTACAACTTCTAACCATATCACAGCATCGCAAGGTGGTAGAGTACATCATGCTACTTTGACAGTTACATTTACTGCTAACATGGTAGTTAACCAGTTTATTCTACTAGGCAGTGGCTCTTATGCAATGATGCCGGGGCAGACTTATACGCTAGGAGGTTTCACTGTGACTGGGCAACGATATAACGCAGCTCAGCTTAGTCTCATCTCTGGCACAGGAGCTGGTGCCGCTTACTTCCCAGGCTCTACTGGTGGCGCAGTTGCTACTGGTGCTCTGTATCTATGACAGGAAACATCATGGACTTTAAGAAATGCATTGACCGAGTTCTAGGCCATGAAGGTGGTTATGTAAATGATCCTGATGATCCCGGCGGTGAGACTAATTGGGGCATCTCAAAACGTAGCTACCCTAACGTAGACATTAAAAATCTTACACGGGATCAGGCTGTTGCAATCTACCTTCGAGACTTCTGGCTTCCTATTAAAGGGGAACGTTTACATGATGGCACGGCTTACCAGCTACTTGACTCGGCAGTTAACTCTGGCATATCGCAATCTATCAGACTTCTTCAGAGAGCTTTGGATGTAGCTGATGATGGCCACTTCGGCCCGGCTTCTCTTCTTGCCTCGCAGACTATGAGTGAGACTGATCAGATTCTACGCTTCAATGCTGAGCGAATTGAGTTCATGACCAAGCTTAAGAACTGGAAGCAACATGGAGCCGGTTGGATGCGTAGAATTGCAGGTAACTTGCGCTATGGCGCTATTGATTCTTAAGGACTAACATGCCTATCTTGCCTGCTGTATTGGCTCTGGCTCAGTTTGCACCTTCTATCCTTCGCTTCTTAGGAGTTGGGGAATCAGGTGCTCCTAAATCTGTGCTAGATAAAATTGAGGAAGTAGCTACCTCTGTTTCGGGTGCTGGCTCTATCGAAGAAGCTGTTACCATCTTTGCTTCCTCGCAGGAGAAAGCTTATGAGTTTAAGATCATGATGATTGCCAATGATCTTGAGATGGAAAAGCTCTATCTAGCTGATGTTAATTCTGCCCGCATCCGGGATACTGCATTCATTACGAATGGCAAGTATAATCATCGCGCTAACATCATGTTCATCTTGGCCTTTGCCATTGTGGCCTGGCTCTTCTACATTGTGTGGTCAGATCCTAACATCAATGAGTTTGCTAAGGGTGTTGTAACTCTTATCCTTGGACGCTTCCTCGGCTATCTCGATGCTATCTATAACTTTGAGTTTGGATCTACTCGAAGCAGCAAAGAGAAGGATGCCACTATCAATCATCTTTCGGAGAAATCATAATGGCTACATCGGCTGAGCTTCAGCTTTACCCACTTAGTACAGAAGATGCTCAGTCGATTCCACTGGACATTGTAAGGCCTAAGGGGCTCTTGTATATTCCAGTGGCCCATTCTAGTTCTGTGGCCATTGATATTCCGGATGAATATGATCTGGTATCGATCTTTGCCACCACTGCACTGATTATTGACTTTGCCTCTGCTATTACGCATCCAGTAGCAGGAGGTTCTATTGCCAGTGGTATCATTGTCCCAGAAGGGGTAATCCTTACAATGAAGCTCCCTGCTGTTGGCAATGCTCGCATCGTAACGTTGTCAGCCAAGAGCGGCTGGTGCACTATTCAGAATATTCAGAAATGGGCCGGTTTGGGCCTTCGTCGTCAATTAGGTTCACGTTGAGGTAACTATGGCTAATAACCAAAACACTAGGTTTATCGATGTTACTCGGACATTCATTCCCGTTAATCCTAACGCATTTCCTGATAGCCTTCATGAGTATTCGCGCACAGATATTGAATCTCGTGTGCCTGTCATGGCTTATCAGGGCTATAACTTCCTGCCAACTGCTTATGGCTATCGTAGCTACTTTGGTACCAATCAAACTCTCGGTATTGATGCACTAGAGGAGCTGGTAGATTACGTGTTCATCTATCAGAACAACTCCATGGAGAACATTCTGATTGCTCTCTGCGATAGTGGCATCTGGTACAAGGCAGCTGATATTGCTGGTGCGTGGACCCAAGCTCTGGCAATGCCTTTTGATCGCATTGCTAAAGATCATTTTGCATGGAGCTATACGATCATCAATGATGAACTTTATCTCTATCGCCAAAACTTTGCAAGTTATCAGAAGATTGTTTCTAGTGCTTCTGCTCCTGGTTTCACTCTGTCTAGTGTGGTTCCTACTTTTCTCAATATGGATGGGCAGCTTGGAATCTTTCGTGCTGGAAATAGGCTGGGTTTCTGGGACTCTGCTGATTCTATCGGATGGTCTAACCTCGATGACTTCCAAGATTTTGAGCCTTCACTGGAAACCTTAGCTGGTTCTTCGGTGTTTTCTGCTATTGTGGGTCGTATTGTAAACATCCGGCCCCATGGTGATGGCTTCATTGTCTACGCTACCCGTAGCATTGTCTTTATCCAAGAGCAGTCAGAATCTCTGTTCCAGTGGAAACCTACTACACTTATCTCAGGTGCAGGTATTGCTTATCGTGATCAGTGCGTGGCGTCTATTCCAGATACTACCCACTACGCATACAGCAATATTGGCCTGTTTAAGATCGAGAATGCACGTCCTGAGATCATTGTTCCTGAAGTCACAGACTACTTGAACGAGTCAGAAGGACCTAAGTACTTGCATCTTATGGAGGGCCGGTATCTTTGCATTCGCTCACTTGATCCTGATTTCGTGAACGGGATTCCACAGTTCTCGGATGAGATTATTCCTGCTACTACAATTACTTTCCCGGGAGCCAATCTTAACATCTTTGATGCAATAGCAGATGCACAGACCAAAGGTAGCTCAGGCTTCTGTCCTATCTTTAATGGCCTTAGCAACGGAGCTTTTCAGCAGCCTAGCGATGGGGATCCATCTAAGCTTTACCGTCCCGTCTATACTGCCTACTTGAGCGATTCTGGTAACCGTGACCCAGATGCTATTAACTGGGTTACTATTCCCTGCTCGGCCCCACAATGGCCCTCAGGTGCTCTTTATCCTATGAGCCCCGGCGCAGAAGGATCACTTGATCGTGCCTCAGTGGATGCTACTAATAAGCGCGAAGTAGCCGGCTCAGACGCCTATGTAGTAGGTGGCTGGACTATCGAACGATTCGTGGCAGCCCAGACTGCTATTTGGCAACTAGAAGATGCAGCTCTTAAAGGTTACTTGAGTGCCATTCTCGGTCGTGGGCATTCTTCTCAAGTGCAGCGCTACGAATCTTCGGCAGTGACTACTACTGTTAACTACAACTGTGATCTTGGTGACTATGTTACTAAGTACAGTCCGCCTCAATTCGGCTGGAGTCCTTGTGAATTCTGGCTGACTCGCTATGCTATTGGCGCTATTAACGTTAGAATGCGTGGCTCATTGACAGAGCGATCTGTATTTGAACCTTCTCACGTTGTCCCTTATGATGACGGCCCTACTACTTGGCAAGCATCTGGTAGCGGAGGTTCCACTAACACTGGCACTGATGCTATTGCTACTATTACTCTGAGGTGGAATACCGACTTCCCAGCTACTCCTATCCCTAGCGGTACTCATGATATCCGTATCACTGCTACGAATAGTTCTGGACAGCCAATCACATATCAAGTGTTTGGTACTGCTGGTAACGTTCCTACTGTAGTAAGTGCTAACGTGCTAACTGTGTGCCCTGTAGATGCTACTGTGACAGGTCCTGGTGTTTGCACCATCCCAGATCGTTGGCAGGTTACTAAAGCTACTAACGTGTACAACGTAGGAATTGGGAAGTCTATTGCCCCTACACCAGATAGTGGTTATTGCAAACTTACTGGCTGGGATGATGGCACTACCATTCTACCCGCAGGAGATTGTACAGAGCCCGCTACTTACCCAGCTGGGTCAGATGCAAGGCAAGCACCTAATGGGAATCCTGTAGATATTAGTGATGATGGGACATTCTGCTCAGAGCCCTTTGAGCCTTTCATTATTCCTGGTACTCCTGACGTAACTATTAACTGGCCAGATCAGTCTGTTACTATTCCCAGTGGTACATTCTTTCTGCAGGATGGCTCAGTAGAACCTTACTATCCTACTTTCGAAGGTATGTTTGTCTATGACATGCATCTTAAGAAATGGGGTAAGCAGAATGGAAGGCACCGCCAGTTGATTGATTACTCGCCTATCAACACCTTTGGTCCATCGGAGCAATCATATGCTAGGTTTGGTATACTGGGTGGACTGTTAGAAGAAGGCGGGATTCTAAAACTGTTTGATGGTTATCCTACTGACTCTTACATTACCTACGGCAAAGTAGGTTATTACCGCCAAGGCATGACAGCTTTGGAAGAAGTTAGAATTCACATGAAGACTCCTTGCACTGGCATCGTCACTGTGAAAGCCTCGCTGGAAGGTAAGAATCTTACAGCTGGATTCTCTAAATCTGTAGCATACACAGATGAAGATAACATTCAGTTGAACGGTCTTCCTACTGGCAAGTGGCACAACATTGAGATTCGTGGGCGTTTTGATATTAGCTACATGGAATATCGTGGCATCATTCAAGGAAAGAGGTAATCATTATGGCTACTCAAACTACTCGTACTGTTAATGGAAATCAGCAGAGCACTGACGCTTTGTCTGTCCTTTTGCAACAGCTTATGGCTGGAGGCACTGCTGATATGCAGCAGCGAGAGGCTCGTATTGGGGGAGAGATTAACGCCAACCAAGCCCTTCGTGCACGCTTTAGTCCAGAAGCTGCTTTGGCAGATGCTCAGGGGCTTATTGCCCAGACACTGCGTCAGGCTATGGAGAAGACTCTTCCTAGCATTACTCGGGCTGCGGAAGGATCTGGTACTTCTGCTAACTCTATGCGAGCCCTCTTGCTTAATGATGCTAATGCTCGCGCAGCAGAAGCCGCCTCGGCTCAGGGTGTAGCAGCAGTGCAAGGTTATGGCGGGGTCGGTGCTAATCTTAGCCAGATTCTTGCTAGCTTGGTGAGCCAGGATTCTGGTAACACAGAAGCTATCCTGAACGCTATCAAGCTGATGCAAGCTTCTGAGTCTGAGCAGACTGCTGATACTACAGGGGCAGCTGGAAGTGGCGGAGGTCGTTCTACTGGAGCTTCTGGCGGACGCACAGATTCTACGCTGGGAATGCCTTCTACGGATAGCTTCTTCTTTCGCCCCGGTGGTATTCTGGCTAATGCAAATACTCAGCGTACTACTGCTCCTACTAGCTTTGGCCCTGCTCGTAGTGATGACCAGATTGTTGCTAAGATTGTCAAAGGTCTTGGCCCTAGTCAGAGTCTTAATGATGTTCCCGGCATCAATAATCTCTACGGCGGCGGATTCACCTTCTAAGGAGCTGCTATGGATCGCAACCTAGGAACTGCGGACGGGATTGCAGAAGCTCTGCTTTCCCTTACCAGCAAGGACTTAGCTCAGATTCCGCACTCTCTACTCTATAGTGCACGATCTAAAGTGCCTAGTGAGCAGCAGAATCTGATTAGTCCATATGAGCACAGAGCGTTTGCAAGAGAAGCAACTATGGAGAACCCTCTAATGGCTCTTCCTATTGCTGCATCTGTAATCCCTTATCAGCTCTATAAAGCTGTTGATGGCCGTAGTCGCTCTACTCCTTCTATCGATCAGGTACTTCAAGGCTTCTTAGGAGTTGGCGAAGGCTTGGTAGGTGCTGTTAAAAACACAATGCGTTAAGGAAACAACATGACAGATATTACTCAACTTCTTGGGCAAGCACGTAATCCTCAGGAGGTTGCGTTGCTTCTGTCGGCTATTGGCCAGACTGGCTCGATGGCTTCTCCTACTGCTATGCAAGCAGATCCTATGAATCTTACGTCATCTCGTGAGGCTGAGCTTCTTCTTGGAGCCATGGGTCAAACTAATCGTGGGCAACGAGCTCCTGTAGCAGTTGATCCACTCTTCCGTGCGTCTGGACAATTCTTTCAGGCTGACATTGGAAAGATTGATTCCGTAGAAGCAGCCCGTGCTCTTCTGAATGGAATGGGCCAGACTGGTCCTATGGCTACTCCAGCAGCTCCCTCTATGGGCAATGGGGATTACAATAAACCTGTAACTCCAGAAGAGCGCATGTTTATTGATGCTGCTTATGCGGGTGTACAAGGTGATGTAGATAAGCTTCTGCAAGACCCTAAGGCTCGTAAGGAAATCTTGGGAGATGATGGCTTCCGTGACGTCTATCGTGACGGTACTGCTAATACCAAGGGAGGTGTTAATCGTGTTAACCAGTACACTTCTGAGCATGGAGTTACTGCTACTCGTGATGAGAAGACTGGCCAGGTCATGCTGTCTAATGTGGGCGCTGATGGAAAGCCTACTCCACAGAGCCAGCGTCAGGTCTATGGCTTTAATCCTATGAGCGCTACTGGCTCAGCAGCCTTGGATACCTTGCAGCAGCAGATTCGAGATGCTAAGACTCCTGAAGAAGCTAGGGGCTTGGCTGCTGTAGCTCGTACTTCTCTAGCTGAAGAAGGTGCTCGTATTGAATCGCAGGCTCTTACCTTCGCAGCTAACAAAGTAGGCCTTCCTGCTATGCGGATTCGTCTGCAAGCTTCTGAGGAACTTGATATGAATCAACCCGGTTATATGCCGGGTATTGGCGATTCTAAGAACACTGCTGCTCTTCGTAATGAGGTAGCTCAGGCAGAAGCACAAGCACGTCAAGTAGCAGAGGACTGGAAGAAGTCTAACATCAGTGCTGCACGATTGAGTTCAACAGCTTCTAACATCGAGGCTGATCTTAAGCGTATTGACTTGCTTGAGAGAAAGCAGGAAGGTCTTGATGCTACTACTCGTGCACAGGCTGAGCGTAAGAAAGAGATCAAAGACATTCAAGATGCTGAGCGATTTGATAGCTTTTCTACTGAGCAAAAGATGATTATGGCTCGGCTGAACCCTGAGCTCGCTAACAAGCCTGATAACCAAGGTGAGATGGTAGCTTACTTTCAGCGCCAGATGACCAATGACCCAGCTTTCAAAGAGCTCATTCAGTCTGACCCAGCTGACATTATCAAGCTTGCTGCTCGTGGAAATAAGCTGGCTCGTGCCCTGACTGTGCAAGAAGAAGCAGTAGCCACTGGCCGCTCACCTGATGTTATTGACCAAGAGATTCGCTCCATGCAGAGCTTGGCCAATGATCCAGCTGCTGTTCAAGCATGGGCTATGTCTACTACTTCAGGTGTTATTGGCGATAAGGTAGCTGCTCGTAAAAAAGCTATTGGACGCTACGATGCACTGGCTTCTGGTACCACTAAAGAAGAAAAGGCTGAGTATGCTAGTCTTCGTAGTGATATTGCATTGACTGCCTTCCGAGCTCAGAAGACTGCTAAGTTTGCAGCTGATGTGACTACTTGGAATATTCCTAACCCTGCTATCCAAGCGGCCACTCAAACAGCTCTTACTACTTCAGGTAAGACTGATATTGATTCTGTGCTGACTGCTTATGTAGGAGCTGCTACTGGACCTGAGAGCTTGAAGAAGTACTCTGAGTTCAAAGAAGCTATTCGCCAAGCAGCTCAGCAGCAATCTAAGAGTGTGTTTGGTGGCATTGATTCTGCGGCAGTCCTGGCTCGTATTGATGCAGCTGCTAAGGAAAAAGGCCAGCTGGCAGACTGGTACCGTAGTGTCTGGGGTGCAGGAGCTAATGCACTCACTGTTCAAGATATCGCTGACTTGTTCGGCAATTAACTAGAAAGATAAGATCATGGATTCTCTTTTTCCACGTGAAGAAGCTTTCGATACTGAGATTAATTCTGGTCTCATTAGCAATACTTCTGATTCTCAAACCAATATTCTTCAGTCCATCACTGGTGGAGTCACTGCAACCGCAGTAGATATTGGTGCATCTATTTGGAACTCCCTTCCAGGTACTGATGAAGTGCAAACAGAAGAACTTCTGGGCCGCATTAGCGGAGATGCTCTTAAGATCTATCAAGAGAATCCTGATCTTATTAAGACTGCCTCTCTCATTGGTGGCGCTATTCTGCCCGGCGGCTTGGCTGTCAAGGGTATGAATGCTATGCGTAATGGCTCTAAGGCTGTTAACTGGTTTACTACGCTAGGCAAGAAGCGTGATGTGGCTGCGGCAGCTGAGCTCTTTGCTAATGGCGCTAAGGACTCTACCAAGTACAAGCAGCTGATCTGGGGTATGCGTGGCAAGACTGTAGCTAATCAGACTGCCGATGCTGTGGCTGCTGAGGCTGCTATTCTGGGTACTATGAATGCTCATAGCTACATGGAAGATTACATGGAAGACCCAGTGTCTAACTTTGCTTTGAGCGTAGCTCTTGGCGGAGGCATTGGCTCGACCTTTGGTCTTATCTCTGATGCTTACCAGCTTCGGAAGGCTACAGCCGCAGTAGAGACTTCTACCTTTCAGCAGATTCTTGGCGCAGTTAAGCCTGTTGGCCCAGCTATGCCAGAAGCTACGAAGGTGCAGACTCTTGGTTTGAATGTCAAGAATCTTGATAACATCATCAAAGCTCGTAAGGAGATTGGTAAGACTGAGTTCGATGATCTTACCTATGGCTATGCTCTTAAGACTCAGCGTGAGATGCAGAAGGAGCAGCTTGAGATCTTCGAAGCTATGCTTGATCCTGCGCTTAAAGAGCTAGATCAGCCTTCTAAGCTTGCGCTTATGGACACTATGAATGCTGGTCCCGGTTTCTGGGGAGTAGAAAAGATCAAGCATATCGAAGCTCCTGAAGTTATGGCAATGGGCAAGATTAATAATCTGCTCATGAAAGAACCTGTACTCAAGGCTGTCAATAAAGCAGGTGAGATGCAGTCTGTTAAATCTGTGTACTTCCCTGAGACTGGCCAGTTCGGTACTTCTACTGACGTGCAGCATTATGCTGGCATGGCAGCGCTTCAGCTCGACGATAAGAAACTTGATCGCTTGCTTCCTGCTAACAGTCTCGTGCCTAACGTAGAATATTCCCTTAGCTCACTTGCTAAATCTACTGCAGCAACACAAGCTGAGTTTGGTGCTTGGGTTAAGCGCTTCGAGAAACTAGATGACGCCAAGCTAGTAGAGTACCTTAGCAAGTCTAAGATTGCTCCTGGAGATGTTCCTCAAGTTCAAGCTATCATCTCTAGGCTTTCTACTTCTCAAGACCTTGCTAATTCTGCTACTGTAAAGTTGGCAGGTAAAGACGCGCTTGCAGCAGATGGCGTAACTCGTCCTACTAGTATCACTGCTACCTTGCAGGACTTGAAAGATACTCTGGCTGAGCAGAAGCACGCTATTGTTACTTCTCTTATTTCTAAAGGCTATCCTCCTACTGTTATCTCTAAGCGCGCTAATATCCCAGAAGCATCTGTAAATCAGTTTATTGCCTCTGATCGTAGCGTGGATACTTTCAAGAAGCTTCCTGAGATTTCTGCATTCAAATCTAGTGCTGATGTAGATGCCGCTAACCGCGTTACTAATAGGCCTATTGAGCTGGCAGGTAACTTGAAGAAAGTAGCTTACACTCAAGGCGCTGCTAACTTGAATGCCCGTACTCTGACTAACATTGATGGCGCTATTAAGTCAGCGGCTATGATGAACTCAGGCTCTCTTGCTGTTCGAGAGCTTGGCAAATTCATCTTTGAAGATATGAAGCAGGCTTTTGATATTGCCCGGATGAACCTCTCTAAGATTACCAACGAAGCAGCTGGTAATCGTTTCCTCACGTCTGCTGATCAGGCAGCTAGGAATATGGGAGAGCTGGGCCCTATCTTCTCTATGGCAGGCAAGCACTTCCAGAAAGTAGCTAACGATCTTGAGACAACTACTCTAAAGCCTATCACTGAATTTATGGCGGGTGTGTCCAAGGATTTGGCCTCGAAGACAGAATATTCTGTGGCCCATAACCTGAACGCTGGCTTGAAAGGTTGGAGAACCTATAAGGATAAGCAGTTCTGGCAGAAGGCTGAGAAGCTGGGAGAAGACGGCAAGCCTGTGATGGTACTTGAACCGGTAACTTATAATGGCAAACCATTTACTGTGGCGACGGAAGCAGCGGATAAGCTTCTTACGCAAATGCAAGTGGCATCTAAAGACCTTTATGAACTCTCATCTGTCTCTCGGAGAATTACTGGCTCTGCTAATCTTAGCGACATTGGGCTCTGGATTCCTTCCTTTAATCCTGTAGATAAGTTCATTGCTTATGTGCATGATCGTGCTGCTGATACTACCAAGATGCTCTGGGGTAAGACTGCGGCTGAGCTTGATGATGCTATTAGAACCTTTTCCCCAGAGCTCCAGAAGAATGAGAACCTGATTATTGTCAAGAAAGATAATCAAGCATGGTGGAGTAAACTCAATGGGCGTCTTGATTCTGTGCAAATGGAACGTGCTGATCTGGGTTTGGCTAAGACTGGTACTGGTGCCTCAGCTATTCCTCAGATTTCTACTGATGTGCTGGCTGAGACCGCTGGTGGATATCAGCATTACATCAATGCTCAAGTAAGGAACTTGGCTGATCTGGCACTCTCGGACATTACAGATACTCTGGATAACTTCTCTGTAATTAACAAGGCTGCTACAGAAGGTCAGACTCTCTCATTTGTCAGGAGTATTACTCAAGCTCCTAAGGATGCAGCTGCATCTATGAAGAACTTGTTGCTGGGTAATCCTTCTCTCGGTGAGTACGAGGGCTGGAGAAGCATTAACAAGAGCTTTGAAGTTGGCATGTCTATGGGCGCTAATGCAGTAGGTACAGCCTTTAAGCTAGCAGCTTCTCCTCGGTTTAAGAATCCCTTCTCCTCGAAGAAGGCACTTGATCCAGAGGCAATGAAGAGCTTTAACTATGAGGTGTTTGAGAAGGAGCTGAAGAAGGCTGGTGTTGTTAATCCATTCGAAGTCTATGATCGTGCTGTAGCTATTGAGAAGTATGGAGTCTCTACTCTCTTGGATACGCCTGATACTAGCAAGCGGATCATCACAGCATCTAACGCACTTGCCGCTACTATTGCTCTGCGCTTCGGGGAACTGGCTCACCCCATTGTGAACCTTATGAGTATGCCTATTCTGACTACCTTGGCTAATGCTAAGAATATGCCAGAATCTTTCATGGGCGTGCAACGAGGTACTGCTAAAGTTCCTACTTCGCAGATCATGTTCGAAGGTATTCGGCAGATGAATTCTCCGCGCTTTAAGTCTATCAATGAGAAGTGGGAGAAGCTTGGCTACTTCAAGCCACTAGTGTCCGAGGCCTCGGAAGTTCTGCGTGCATCACGCAGTTTTGAGAAAGGCGCTATTGCTAAGATTGAGAACGCACTGGATTCTAAAGTCGTAGAGTGGGCATCGTGGACTGCGGATAATTCTGAGCAGTTCAGCCGTAAGATCATGATGAACACTGGAGCAGCACTGGCAAAGCGTCTGTACCCTGAGCTTGGAGATAATGGAGTTACGATCTTTGCTCGTGATTTCATGGATAAGGCACTAGGAAACTACACGGCGTCTCAGCGACCTGCGTTCTTTCAGGGGACAATGGGCGTGGCTATGGGCCTGTTTCAAACGTACATGCTGACGCTTGCACAGGGAGTTTATCGGGCCGCAGAACTGCGTGATTTCGGCACGCTGGGGAAAGCAGCTATGGCGCAGTCTACGATCTTTGGAACCAGCTCACTGCCCGGTTTTGACTACGTAAGCAAGGCCATTGCAGAGAATTTCTCGGACGAGAACGTAGACCTTACCACAGGAACCTATCGTGCCTTGGGAGATACTGGTGCTAGCTTTGCTCTTTATGGAATGCCAAGCAACTTGACTGGTGCTGCATTCTATACTAGGGGTGATGTTGATCCTAGGTTCCCTAACGTGCTAGCAGGTGCTGATAACGTAGTAGCTGTTAACATGGCTATTCAGATGGCGCAGGCAGTAGGCTCAGTAGGCAAGGCAGTAGCTAGCGGGGATCAGGATACTGGCCAAGCTATTCTTCAGGCCCTCTCACTGCAAAGTATGAGTCGGCCACTGGCTAGGATGTCTGAACTTGCTTCTGACTACAGCATGACTAAGGCAGGTAATACTGTACAGAATGCTGAAGAGGTCTGGAGTAATACAGGCATGATTGCTAGGGTGATGGCCTTGCGCCCTATGGAAGAAGCTAAGCTCCGTGAGGCACAGCATCTGAACCAGTACTATGGAACAGTGGACCGGGACAACAGACAAGCTGTGGTTAACAAACTGCGGACAGCTATCAGGAACGGTACTGTAGATTCTGAGCGTATTGCAGGATGGGCCGAAGAGTACTTTAGAAACAATGGCACTCCAACAGGATGGCGGTCTGCTTATAAGTCAGCTATCGCCAAGACTGATATGAGTGGCAAAGAAGCTCTCATGGACAAGCTCAGAGATGATGACCCTCTGAACTACATGATAAACAATCTGGATTAAGAATCAGATGGACGTAAAAAAGCCCCTTGAACTTCTTAGGTTCTTGGGGCTTTTTCTTTTAGAGTGCGAACACTTCTGCGT